CTTCATCGTCCACATATTCAACAATCCTTTGAGTAAAAGGATGTTCGGAGGGTTTGCTTGATGGTAAAGGTATAGTCTCTTCGATGTCCAATTCCCATACATCTTGTGTCAGATCACTCTTATTCAGATCGGGGTGATTTGTATTCAAACTAACACCTCCTTCAACTTGATACTTCGACTTGATGTGTGTTCGGACAGAATAGAACCGTCGAAGTGTCGATGATAAACAATTTGTGTAAGACCCAAAGTCTCCATGAATGTGATTAGACGTCAAAACTCCACACTTGAAAGTGATGAAAACTCTTCCCTTTTCGTTAAGTTCAGCTTTGACAGCTTGCGCTGACATGTTATTGAACATACGAATCACGAGATCAGTGATGGCTTTTGTTGCAAAATTACTTTTGACATTACCAACATCATCAATGTATATACCTTCAACATCGTTTGTGTATGTGGAATCATAAGCATCTTCGATGCTGTAAGTGATAATTCCTTCTTTGGCTGTACTGTAATCCATTGCATTCAATGAAGTTTTCATTGTTAATTGCGATAATGAAGATTTCCCCACACCTGAGGGACCAGTTACCAACCATCCCATTGGTTGGAATCTAAGTCCAGTGTTCCTCTTTTTCGCAATCAACCTCTCTTCAATTGCAACTAAGGTTGAATATTTGTTTTGCAGCCAAGCAGCTGTTGGTCCAGTAGAACGAGCTTTCTTCAATGCTATCACTTTCGTGATACAATCAGCGACCTTCCTTTGAAATTCATTTAGATCATCAACGTCTCCCGCACACGCAGTGTCAGCGTATGCGATGACGTAATCACAATCATCATTGAATTTACTTATTTCTTGATCTGCGTAAAGCATTGGCGCCAAGCTTCCCTGTGAAATACAGGCAGCTCCTGTCTCCCACATCCAGGCGAATACATGGATTGCTGAATCCAAAAAATCAAATCCATTGACTGCTTGTTCAGCAGCTTCAATTTTAATCAATTCAAATCCAGCGACATTCCATGTGATGTTTTTGATTTTGCAAGTGGTCATGGACA